GGAAGCTGTGGTGCCTGCCCATCGACGGCCATAGATTTCACATCATCCGCACCACCACCCATCCCTCGGGCCAGCCCTGCCTGGAGGGGGAGATTTACGGCGGGGAGAGCGATGGCATCCGGTTCTTTTGCGAACCAGAGTGGGAGCCTATCTGGCCGGTGATTGCTGAGGACGCTTGAGGTCCCAGTCGAAGGCCGACATATCACCCGACAGCCCGTTCACCGCCAAGTAGGTGTACGCCCGCTGCACGGGAAGGGACTTCAGGGCCTGAGCGAACGTCTCACCCTTCAAGGCCATTTGCAGGAACTTGGGGTCCGTCGCCATAAACGTCATCAGGTCGAAATAGGGCTTCTCCAAAATGCGCTGAATACGGGAGGTGATGGCCGCAGCACCGAGAGCCGAAACTCCGGGAACTTGGGCGAAAGGCTGCGCCACACCAGCCAACGTGGAAGCAATCGGCAAGTTGGGGTCACGGGTGATGAGCTGGGCCTGCTTGAGCGTAGGAGCAACCTTCTCCAAACTGGTGAAGAATCGCTTCATCCGGCTATCCAAGGTGTCGCCAATCACCTTACGGAGATGCTCGGAACGCTGTTTGTCCTGAGGGAGCGTGGGATTGAACAGCCGCCGCAACTTGTCTAGATCAACCTTGGACGTGGCGTCCTTAGCCATCCGGTCAATGTCGGAGATGCGGTAGAACTCGTCCGCAAGTATCTTCCGTCCAACCAAGTCCGCCAGTTCCGGGTCCTTCTTGCGAAGGGCTCCCATAAACTGCTGGCCCTCAGCGGGGGACAGCGACATCACAAACTCGCTGATCGTTCCCTTGCCGGTCTTCCCAGCCTCCTCGGTAAAGCGATGTTTGCCGCGACCCGTAAAGACGGAGAAGATTGGGTTTTCAAGCGTCTGGCGGTAAACGGTGTTAGCCTCATCCGCAGACAGGTTGGCCGCTTGGGCAGCATTGCGTGCCGCGCCCAGCTTTTGAGCCGACTTTTCCGCAGCACCAGCCACAGCCAGCGCCGCAGCCTCCTTGGCCCGCTTCTGCACTACCCCCCTACCAAGCCCCAGCACGGTGTTTCCGGCGGCCAAAGCCCCCTCTAGTACTTCGGGAGTGATGTCTTCCTTTGGGTATTTACGGACAGCCTTGGCAAGCGTCTCAATGGTGCGTCGGGTTCCAAAGCCCGCCAGTTGGATAAACGGACGAACGTCATCCTTTGCCACCTGATCCGCCAAAGCTACCACAAGATCAGTAGGGCTACTCCTGTACTTATCCACCAGAGCACCCCGGATGGCGCGACCAATGGAAGCCTGTATCTGGTCAGCAGCCTCAGGAGAGTACTTTCCAACCAATTTAACGGCATCCGTAACGCCCCGGATGGCTTGAATCTTGCCCTGCACTAAACCCTCTGCGAAACTCTTTAATTGGTCCTCTGTGATGCCAGTAATGACACGATTACCAGATGCATCAAGCTTTCGGGTAGCCCCGAAAATGCCGCTGGTAAAATCGCTGTCTCGGGTGCCGGTCCATTCCTTCCAGAACTTCTGAGCCGAGTCGTAAGCCTTTAGCCCCTCATCGCCCTTAGATTGTTTGACGGCTCGCCGGAAGACAGTACCTAAATTTTCGTAGACACCTGCCGCCAGGCGCTCGGCACTACTTTTGTAGGTAGTGCTAAAGTCCGTAAACTGGTTAGCCATCAAATCCCGCAGTTCGCGGAATTGATTCCAAGAAAGAAGCTCAGGAACCTCATCGCCCACCTTACCAACATTCTCAATGGCTGAGATGATTGCTTGCCCAACCTGACTCCTAGTAGAGTCCTTCAGCGTAGAACGGGCCGAGCGCAGGAGGGCTTCTCGGCTAATCATCGGCTGCGCCGCATCCAAGCCGCTCTTGGCATAAAGGGCAGATGAAACCCCACGCACCGCACCATCCAAATCCGCCAAGGTGCGGGTCAGATCATCCGCGTGGGAGGATATGGAGGTAGTGATCCCAAACCCCTGCTGGGCCGCAAACGTAGCCGCAGCCTGCCGACGCACAGCATCCAACTGCTCAAGAGCGGCGGTTTCGTAAGCCTGCTGCCAACCAGCCGTTTGCTGAGGAGCAGCCTCTAGTGCCGCCAAACGGGCCTGTGCCTGCGTTTGCTGGGCACGCGCCTGCTTGATCCCCGTCTCGGCGGCAGCAGCAATATCAACCAGCGGATTGAGCTTCTGTGCGATCTCCGAGTTGGTTGGCACATTCCCCACCGTGTCGAAGAGATAGCGGGTAATCTGTGACTCAGTTGAGTTAAGCGTCTCCCGCAGCGCCGGATTGGAGGCCGCCTGCCGCGCCGCCATAGGAGCATACTCGGGGACGATTTGCGGAAGAGCCTGGCGCTCAATGCCAACTTCGCGGAGCAACTCCTGCTGCTTGGTGTTAGCTAAGGCACTAGTGGAGAGCCTGCCAAGGCCCTTACCAATCAAGCCCAGACCGCCTCCAACAACGGCAGCGAATGAACCGGATTCAGTAGGCTGGTCTCCAATCTCTTCTCCAGCGGCCTTGGCACCCAATGCCTCGGCCAAAGCAGCACCGCCACCCACCGTGGCAGCGGTTTCCAACACACCGGCACCAGCTCGTCCAGGGATCAGGCCCAGCACGCCGGCCTTGGTGATTTCCCGACGCGCCTCAGGAGAAGTGAGGTCTTGACCCACAGAAGCACGCGCACCCGCCTCGCCAGCGATGTTCGCCGTAAGGCCAGCGGCCATCTGAATAGGGATGGAGGCCCCCATAGTACCCATCGCCGCCACAGCAGGAACGCCATAGCGAAGGGCCGCCTCAGTCGTCTCTTTTAGGTAAGGAGACGGCGTCATACCCACCCCAATCCCATACGGAGTAGGCGCGAACTTCTGTTCTACTGGACCCTGCTTGGCGTCGTAGGCGACAATGGCATCAATATCCGCCTGAGTAGGCGGCTGAGGCTTGTCCCAAGTGTAGGTGCGGCCAGAGGGGCTAGTGAATGTCATCGGAAGCTCCAGCCGTTAGGAAGCATAGGGTTGGCGCGAGCACTTGGCTTGGGGGGCTCGCTAAAAGCACTTTGCAGCCTAGTCTCATACTCATCCTTCAACTGCGGATATGCTTTGTACAAAAGACCAGCCACTTGATTCATATTATCAATCGCCACCTTGTCCTCGAGTTCACGATTGAATGTGCCCTGAAGTGACGCGGCGCTCTCAAACTCCTTCACGGAAAGCTGGCCGTAAGGATTGCCACCGCTGGGGCTTTCCTTTCGAGCATTCCGAATCGTGTTAAGGGCCTGATTGGAGTTAATTGTTTGGTAGTAGCCATTTAGGCTGGCTGCCGTTGGGGTCCATCCAAGCATCGTTGAGCCAAAACCTTGATAGGAAAGGGCGGGCTGAGTGATGATTTTGCCCGCATTCTCCATCGCATTCAGCATCACGCGGGCCTGTTCCAATCCAGTCTCATAAGACTGCTGGAAGGCAGCATCCTTAGCGTTCTTCTCAGCCTCCTGCTTGCTACCGGCCTCAGGGGCAAGACCACCGCTGGGTGTGCGCTTCATACCCTCGGGGACGTTGGTGGCAACTCGCCCAAGCTCACGCCGAACTCCATTGGGGGCAATCTCAATGGTTACTCTTTCAGGATAACCGCGCTCGCTGGTCTCGTAAGTCTCAATCTTGGGAGTACCGGCGGGCTTTGCCTCAAGGGCCTTTGTTTCAGCCCGAGTCTTCTCCACACCAGCCATAGAAGCAGCAATCGGAAGATAGGTGGTCGGGGAGATTCCGGCGGCCTGCGCCTGCTGAAGGAAGCCTTCAGCACTAGCGGGAGCAGGACGAAACGCAGCAGCGCCGGAAGGAAGCTGTTCAAACGTAGCTCCCGTTTGAATTGCCGCAGCCGCAGGCGACGTGGAAAGGACCTGGCGAAGGCGTTCCTGCTCAGCAATGTTTCGCCGCATTTCCGCAAGCTGCATATCCTGCACAGACTGCTGGGTACGGCTCTGAGCCAGATTCTGTAGGGATGTTAGAAATGCGACGGGACCAACGGCTTTGTAACCAGCCCGGGCTGCCTCGTCTGAAATATTGGGGAATTCGGTTTTGATTAAGGCAATTCCATCTTGCTCAAGCTTCTTTTCTTCTTTCTTCCTTAGGAAGTCTTGAATGCCCTTGGACACACCTTGACCCAGAGCAGAGATGCCCTGAGCAATGCCCTGAGCCCCTATTACCGCTCCCTGGGCATAGGGGGAATAGTCAATGCGACCAAGCGCGGGATTGATGCCTTGTCCTAACATATTAAGCGAGGGCTAGGGTTTGAATGCGGCTGTCCATCCATTTGCGGATGAGACGTTTAAGGGAAGGCTTGTTACGCAGGAAAGCGGCGAACCGCTCCCCATGCTTGATGTAGAGGGTGCGGAACCACATCGGAGACTTGGTGAGCAGCCACTCACGGAACATCACCCACTTGGGATTGTCCTCGCCGTACACCTCACGGGCCACCCAACAGGGGGGGGTCCCGCCAAGACCCGGAATCGGAAGCCTAGGAACAAACGCTGAAGCTACATCGCCCAAAGCACCAATCGTAGCCCCCGCAATCTGACCCTGAGCCGCCGCCCGCGCCCCATAGGTGGATGCCTGATAGTTGCCCAAATTAGCCGCATTCTGCAAGGCAAGGTTGACCCCCGAAGAGTAGTCCACAGCACGCGGACCAATCGGACTAGCCCCAAGCTGCTGGGTGAAGGCTTGCTGTTGAGCCCCATAGCCTAAAGCCCCCGACCCACGGCCAAGAATGGCTTGGAACGGATCAGCACTAATGGCCCGGTTCATAGCGAACGACAACTGCCCAAGCTGGGCAGCTTCAGCCCGACGACGGGCCATTACATCCTCCCGACCAAGAATCTCAGCAGCGATGGTGGACGCATCCCCAACCCGTCCCCGCGCCAACCCAGCAGAACGAGCTTGCTGTTGGGCCATCCGCATCTGCTCAGGCGTCACCTGTCCAGCCTGTCCGTAAGCCCTCTCCGCTGCCTGTTGGCTAAGTTCCGCAATGCGAGCGGCGTAGGGATCGGCAGCCCGCAAAGCCGCCGTGGCCCGCCCTCCCATACCCTCCACCGCCGCAATGTCAGCCGCACGCTGGAGGGCCAACTGCTCGCGCTCAAGCTGCCCCGCCTGACGGGTGGCGGCCTCCTGCATCCCCAGCAACCCCTGCTGATAAGTCCGTAAATCAGCCAGGTTGAGGGCGGCGTAACGGGGGCGGGAGATTTCCTCGGCCCTGATAATCTGCTCAATCAGAGCAGGGTCCGACATAAGTTGAGCCGTCCTGCGATACTCGTCAGCAAGACTTACGGGCGTAGGCGCTGGGGGGGGAGTAGGAACTTTGACAGAGGCCATAGTCTTTGAGAGGGAGTTTAGCACACACTCGCTCTGTGGGGTACGCCCTAAATTCCCGGTTGACTCCCTTGTTGCGAGTCCATCCCAGAAATGGCAAATAGTAGGGCATTTGCTTGACGAACCACTCCAAAGCACCGTCCCCCGCCGCGTAATGCACATACCAACAGTCCGGTGTTTCGGGGTGCCAATCCGGCTCCCCGACCTCCTTCCTCACCGGCTTGGCTAACAAAAGCCGGTTAGGCGCGGAAAAGACGTACCCCTGGCACAGATAGTAACCCAAGTCCTGCTCAAGGCTCCACCCTTGGGATCGGTAATAGGCTTGGGCCGCCTCTATGGGACTCACACCGCCGTTAATGTCACCTTGAATTGGCTGCTGTCAATCGTCACCAGTAGGTCGTTATTCGCAGAATCCCAACCAAAGCTAATGGCGTTCGCCGCGCCAGGCGAGGACCCCGTGACAAGCTCAACGGTGCGGTTGGATTCCGTTCCAGACCTGACAATCTGTGCGTTCACCGTCATATTGGCGTTCACCGCGCTAGTGCCATTCAAGGTGGTGACGCCAGCAATGGTGGCGGTGCCATTAACCGCCAGACTGCCAGAGGTGGAGATGGTTCCACCCGTGGTGAGTGTCCCATTGAGCGTGGTGTTGCCAGAGACGGTGAGATTATAGGAATCATCCCAAACGGGGGCACCCGCAGACAGTTTGGTGGGGGTGATCCCTAGGTTTCTGACGATGAGTTTACCGCTGGACAGGTCCATCGTCTGACCATCCACCGCACCAGACACGAAGGCTGCGTTGTCAACGAGGGTGCTGAGCTTGGTCGAGGTGACTTGCTCGTCAGGGGCAAAGGTGTAACCTTTGGAGAGGATGGGCATAATTAAACCAGATTTATGGTGTAAACGATTCCGCCGGTTTGGGCTTTGAAGTCGGTCCCATCATACCAGATCGAGCCGTTTTCAGCGCCTGCCGGGGTTGAACCGCCAGTAGATACCAACTTCAACACATTATTTATGGTCACCCGATCAACAGACACGAAAAGCCGAGCCGTACCCCCGCCCGAAAAACCTACCTTGTCAGTACCATCGTAGTACATCCCCGTGTCCGTGTCGGGGAAGGTGAACGCCGGGGCTGCCGCTGTTCCGTTGTTCGTAGCCTTGACGACATACCCGCTAATCTGTCCACCAGCGTTTATCTGACCATTCGCGCTAATGGTTCCAGAAGCAGAAATCCCGCCCTGAGATGTATTGGTGTTGGTTGGGGCAGATGCGCCCACCCCAATGTTCCCATCTACCCATAAATTGCCTGCATCGGAGGTGAAAATTGACCCCAAACTCACTTCCCGCCTAATGTTCACCAACCCGCTGGTTTCGATGACAAGACGCTCGACGCCCACGTCGGCAGCAGGACTAATGTTCGTGTGCATCCGAATTTCCGATGTCGCTCCCTGACCAGCCTGAAGCAGGAGATAGCCACCAGCTCCAGGGGTGGGGTAGTCATTACCTACAAGGTCGATTTGAGCCCCATTGCTGGACCCGTTATTGGACGCTCCGGTTAGCGTAAGCACCGCATTATTGACGGATCTGCGAATGCCAATCGTTGAGTTTATTACCAGGGCGTCAGTAAACGTAGCTGAAGTTATGCTCGGGGAGTTGATTGTACCGTTACGCACCGTCACGCTATTAAACTCGGCGTTCCCAGCACCAGAAATGTTCCAGCCGGAACTCCCGCTTACATAATTAAGCGACTGAAGCAGCCCACCACTTACCGTGATGTTGGCGCTAGTAAGTGTGCCGCTGGTAATCTTGGTTGCGGATAAGTCTTTTATCAGCGCGTCTTTGATGAACGTGGTTCCCCCAATAACCGTAAAAGGGGCAATCTGACCGGCCCCACTAGAGTCGATAATTGCGAACTTGTCCGCTTGGATGACAAACTCCGTACCCTTGGCGGCATACGCATTACTTACCGAGTAAGATTCCGAGCCAGCACCCGCTGGCAGAATATAAGTAAAGGTGGTCAAACCGCTTACCGTTACGCTGAAAGAGCCGTTGGGGTCGGTGGTTGAGTACCCCAACCCCGTGATGCTCACCAAGTCATTGTTGGCGTACCCGTGGTCCGTAAACGTGACTATAGTTACGACGTTAGCCGCTCGATTGGCGGAGGTGATGAGCTTGCCAGAATCCGCGTTGGTAGCCCTGAACCCCATAATCCGCTGACTAGGACCGGCACCCGTGGGCGTAACCATTAGCACATACTCATCCGCAATGCTGTTTACCCGCGTATCGGCGTATGGCTCCCAAACAGAGGTGGAGGCGTTGCGGCGGTAGAGGATGTTGTTATCTGAGGTGTTGATCCATATATCCCCGTCATTCGGGCTTGCGGGGGCGGTTGCTGACCTCGTAATTTTCTTGGCTAAATTGGTGGTGATAGTGTCTGTAACGGGCCAAGTAGCCACCACCACCGCAAGGGGGCCAACCACGTTGGAAAAGCGCCCGTTTCGCGCCTCTACCTTTATCCAATAATACCGCAAGGTACCCGCGACTAAATTGTCTCGGAAAAAGCTCTTTTGATTTTGCCCGACAAAAAAAGAAGGCGTTGCGGGAAGGGAGGTGGTCGTGTTTTCGTAAATCCACGTCTTGAGGGGCGGGGTATTCTCTGTCCAATTCCAGTTGAGGGTAATGGAATCAGCGCCAGAGATGAACGAAAGCCCTGTGGGATCGTTGGGCGTAATGCCATCATCAGGGGCATACCCGTCAGAATTTATAGCCTCGGCCCACACCGCTTCATCTATGAGCTTATTCAAGCGCATAGCGGTAGCTTTGCGAGTGGCCCAATCCTCATTTCGGTCCGAGAACGTATATCCTTTTTGGATGATAGGCATTATTCAGCAGAGATGTTGCCTCCGTTTTGCAAGGCACCCGTAATTTTCACCGCCCGCACCTTGGGGCGTCCATAGGTGGGGTCAACCGTGAGTTGCGCCCCGTAGCCGCGTTTGTTGCCGAGCCGTCCCCGCAGCGAGAGGTCCTCTGCCTGCGGGATGTACCCATAAGCGTCCAGAACCGAGCCTATGGACACCACGGAGTCGGGGTTTTCCACCTCCAAGGACAGCGTGGCATCCGACTGAATGTTGGACGCACTTTCGAGGTGTAGCTCGTAGGCGTTGAACCGCTTACGGTCCATCGTCTCATAGGTGTATTGGCGGGTCGTCAGCAGGGATTCAACGTCCCGGTAGGACGGGAATGAACCAATCGCCAAGCCCAGATAGTCCTGCCAGTTGTTCGCGGCTGTGCTGTTCGTCTCGTCAATCAAGTGGATGCCGCCGTCCTTACTGACGGCGTACAGCCGGTTGGTGGTGCCCGCACCAGAACGGACAAATCCCGTGATGTTCCAGCGGGAATCGCTAATGACATCCGCCGACTCCCAGCCTTGATTGAGAAAGTTGTACACCAGGATGGTGTTGTTCACGGTGGAGTTATCCAACGGCACCGCAAGGTAGTAGCGATTGTCGTGATAGACGCCCACCGCTTTCTCGGCGTAAGATCGGTTGATCCGCAGAATGATGGGGTTGATGGGCTCCGACAGGGGAGTGGTGGCCCCGCGCAGATTGTACAACTGGTCGAAGTCCACCGCGTACACCCCGTTGTCCGAGAGGAACAAAATTTGGTTGCCGATCTGGACGATGGACTTGCGCGAGACGGCCCCGACTTCTCGGGTGATTTCCTGCACCGTTGCGTTCCCCAAATCCGCCCCCACCCCGCGCACCAGATGGATGGAATTGCGGGCAAAAATGACGAGGTTGTCCTCCGCGAAGGGCTGGAACCCGACAACATAATCCGCGCTCCCGGAGGCAATCTTGAACTGGTTCTGAATCTGGTCGTAGGTGTCCTGATCCAGAATGTCGGAGGCGATGATTTCGTCCCTCACGTTACGGGACGTAATCACGGGGCTGCCGCTGGTCCCCGTCATCGTGTAATTGAAGGGCATCCATAGCCTGCGCTGATGGTGGATGGCCCAAGGCGGGCTGGGCATATGGCTGAAGCCCAGCCCAATCGACTGACGTTTGCCCACGGCAATGGTCGCTCCCGCAATGCTGCCCGCATCTGCCTTGAACAGAAAGGTGGTTCCCGTCGTTTGGTAGACCCGGTATTGCGTGAGCGGGTTGAGATCGGTGGTGCCTTTGTCGCTCACCATCACCAAATCACCCACCTCGATGACGTGCCCCGCCTCCGTCACCGTAACCACCCCGTTGCTGATGCTGGTGTTGCCCGACGTGTTGTAGACCAGCGGCTGAGTGTACTCTCCCCTTGCCACCAAGGTAAACGACGCGCTGCTCGGCAACCCGCTCCCATCCCATTGGAATGCCACCTGACCATCCCGGAAAATGAACAGGTAGTTGAATGCCTGGATGATTTCGCAGTTGGCATCCACCGTGTTGCCAGCCGGGTAGTTGATGTTGTGCGAGACGGTGGGGTCGCTGGTCTTGACCAGCACCACCTTGCTGTTGGTCGCCAGGGCGATGTATTCCGTGCTGTAGGTGGCTGGATCAGAATAAAGGCAGCTCCCGTAAACCGCGTTAATCGCCCCATCGTTCAGGTTGAAGGGGAGACTGATGGGGAGCACCGGGGCACCCTCCCCGCTGGTGATGTTGGAAAAGACGTTACGATAGCCGATACGAGGCTGCCATGCGCCGTCCAAATCCATGCGGCCATTCTGGCTCACCGCCACCTCCCCAGGCTTCAACTGGTCCGGGCGCAGTCTTTGGTTGATACGAGCGAAGGCCGTATCCCCATCATCCACTAACCGACTATCCAGCCGACCAAATGAGGCGTAACGAGGCATACGCTCATTCTATCAGAGCTATTTTACGCCTCGGCGGGCAAAGTGGGTTCCTTTGATGGTGCCCTTGTTCTGGGCCGCGTAAAACACATCCTTGCCGCGCTTGGCCCCGTATTGGGACTTCATCGCCGCCAACACCTTCTTGCCCTTGAGCGTGAGAGGCATTACTTGCAGGACTTGCGATTGACGCAGCCGTTGCCCTGCGGGCGCTGCTTGTAACCCATCTCCCCGTCCTTCTTCCGCTCAGACCGCTCATACTTAATCATCTGCTTGCGGGATTTGTACTGTTCGCCGGTTTTGCTCATAGGTTGATTTTAGCATCCCCACGCCCTGCGGCTCCAATAGTTTGCCGACAGCTTGTCGCCAGCCCCCTTGATGCCACCAGATCTGGCGCAGTAGGATTGCTTGCGCTCGGGGTTGCTCTTCTTGATGGTCATGTTGGCGTCGCCAAAGCGGATGACCTTGGATTTGCCATTTTGGCAGGCGCGGACCACCGACTTCTTGCCCCCCTGCACGTCCCTGCGGGGCTGATTACACGGAAGGCTGCGGGGGTTCATTGGCGTTTCCGGTAGCGTATCACGATGGAGTAGACGCCCGCAGCGATGGCGAGGATGGAGGCTACGATGCGGAGCACCCAATCCAGTTGCTGTTGCCACGCGGCTATGGAGGACGTAGCACTCACCATCGCTAGAATGTCACCCCCCAACTGGCGGCTTGGATGGAGGCTCATTTGACCGCCCTTATTGCCATTTTCTGCTCGGTGCGGACACCAAACCAGTAACCAACTGAGATGGAGAACATTCCAAATGTGGAGGTGATGATGAAACTCATAAGTTCAGGATCGCTATCACGATAGCACACGGCGAGAATCATACTGCTGACCCAGAGGGCCAGCGTAAGCCCCGGCCTGAACAGGCTGATGACATCCTTGGCCCATCCAGAGCTTGCCCGCAGGCTGGCTTGGGCGTCGATGGCCTTGCCAAAGGTGCTGGCGTTGCCCTCCTCGATGGTGGAGCGCAGGGCAATGTCCGCTTTTTGGAGGTCAATCTGGGACGCCAGCCTTAGCTCCTCTATCCGCATCTGGTGGTTTTCGCGGGCCTCCCTCATTGAGAGCCATTTCTGGAAGATGGCTCCCCCTAGTCCTAGGATGGACCCCACCGGCCCCGCCAGCAACATTGAGAAGTCCATAGCGGGCTATTTCAAAGGAGGGGGCTAATGGGAAACGCCATTAGACCCCCATTCCTTGCGTTTTAAGGCGTTTTGACCTCTTCCCCTGCCTTGGGGGCTGCTTTGAGGCCCAAAGCCTCCACAAGCTGTTCTGCGGCCTTGCGAATGGCATCGTGGTCGTCAGCAGACAAAGGAGCCCTGCGGCTCGCGGCATAGAGGGTGTTGAGGGCTTGTTCGTTATTCATCGCCTAATTTAGGCCAAGGGAAGCACTTGGGGTCAAGCAATTAATGGGCGATAGGGCGGTAGACGGCTATCACCGTCCCAAGGTATTCCGTGGTCGTTACCCGCGCCCACGACTCGCTGCGCGGAGATGCATCCCCCGCCATCAGCCAGCCGTATTCATCCTTTTGC